ACCTATTCCTCAGCTAATCCTTTGTTAAATCAACGTATTCAACCGTTTCAACAGTATTCACTATACTGTCCGGCGTACCAGATATGGTCAGGTTCGTAATGGCTGTCAGTACGTTGATACCCCTGCGTGTTGACTGTATCTGTAACACATCCCCGATTTTTAGAGACGGGATGGGGTTTGCAATACTGATATCTCTAATTTTTGACGTATGGGTATGGGCGTTGATTTCATATGTTGCCCGGCGTTGAATCAGAGATTCGGATTGATATATACTGTTGCTGATTTCCGGCAGATCGGCAGATGGTGATACTTGAAAAATTTTAGTTTCATCGCCGGACTCCCCAGATACCTTGAGATGGTGATCCAAGGAGGCATTAAAAAATGTGAAACTGGAAGACCCACTTAAAATGACTGTGCTGCCGGTTCCATATGCTGCGCTGCCGGAAGCAATCCCCCCCGTTCCTGACTGCGCTGCAGATTCCGAATCATGCACAGTGACGCTGATATCTGACCCGCTGTCTGCCAACCCAATATACAGGGTATCATCCGCCTGGATATTCCAATCAACTATTGCAAAGGACATAAGCCACTCTCCGCTTTTTCACCTATCAATCCCATGCGCCATCCTCTTGTGGCGGTTCCATGGTATTCCCGCCCTTCAAGAGCCATCCGTTTTAAAACCTGTCGGTTTTTATAATTAATTTCCCAACTCACCACATGCCCCCGCCAAGCCCCGCAAAAGAAAAAAGATTCGATCCTGGCCTTGGCTTTTTTCCCGAATGCCTGACTGGCCTCCACAAAAAAATTGTACTTTTCAAACCCCTTCAGGATCAGGATTTTTTTATTGGGCAGTTTGATGCTCATTTCTCTGATGCCGGTCAATTTTTCCCCGTTTTCGGATGCCCACCCTGGGTCTGTCTCTCGGATATCCGGGGAGCTGTAGACTATACCGTCATCAAATGTGATCGTGTAGTTCATTTATATCTCCATTCCTTTTTCCCAATCGGGAATCTTAACAGTTTGTCCAGCAAGCAGATGGGTGCAATGGCTCGAAAATTGAATTTTGCCGTTTTTTATGAAAAATTCACAAGTAGTGAGTATTTTCCCTCCTCTTGACCTTGTAATAATACTGCCTGGATATACCGTTGGCTTCTCAAGATCGCCATTGAAGTTGAATTCCCGATTTGCCGGAATCCAATGGGTTTCATTGCAACCGGGACACCAAAAACAATAAACGCATTGATCCTCCCACATTTCCCTTTTAAATTTTGGCGCTTGAACCCGATTAAAAATCTTTTTGAAATACTTTGAATAATCGCGCAAAATTTTCATACTTTCTCCATTTTTACGAATACAGATACCGCAGGGTAAGCACCAAAGCCGTTGAACTGCCGGGCGTATGCGTGCCATTTGTCACCAGCTGCTTGATGTTGAAATACAGGTTTTTAGCAACTGTTAACGCTGCCGTATCCAGTTCAATGCGTGAATCCGTACCGGCCAGGGGTGTCCCCGCCCAGGTATCCGACCCGGGGACCGCATTGGTGGTGGTAATGGCCCGGATGGATGAGTTTGCAGGTGTGCCGCCGCCCAGGAAGTTATTATCAGCGGTTGCATGTGCTGAACTGTCCCAGGCTTCCAGGTAAGGAATACCTGCCGTGGCACCGTCAAAATAGATGGCGAACACATATCTTTTGTTGCCGCCTGATTGTCCACCTGCGGTTGTCCCGGCCAAGGGCACCTGGTCAAAAATTGATTCAGAATTATCTTTAATGAAAGTTTTTTCCGCTTCATTACTCCCTGAATCCGGAATAACAACCGGGTATCTTGTACCTGTCAGTGTATCCCCGTCCGTCTGCTGTTCAGAACACCATGCCAATGCGTCATTTGTCAAATCAATGACAACCCAATTTGATGAATTCCCGCCAGCACCACCGGTTGCATTACCAGTATTTGTTCCGTCATTTTCCGTGTTATTAAATAACCAGCAAGTGTTTGGTTGCCCCATATTTATATCTCCTTAATTACGCTGTCCAAGTGCATTGCATAAACCGCCTTAAAACCAGGCATTGTTCCAACCGTCATGATGTCCATTCCCATATCTGTTATATTATTGCCGTCCCCTATGGCGATATCCATGGAGGCATCATGAGTGATAATTCCATCCGCAAGGGAAATATCGAGCAGGGCATTTTTAATCTGCTCTGTTGCGGCATGGATGTTTAAAGGCAGAGGTTCAAGCTCTTGAAGGGCAACAAATAAATCCAATTTTTTATTTTTAATTTTTTCGCCAAGCGTATCAATACTAAGCAGTGTATCAGTCATTGATTGAAAATAGGCGGCAATATCAAGCTTGGAGTCTTTATTGCCCCATGCCACCGCGTAAATATCAAGAGGTACGTCATTAAGCTTGGATTGCCACAATTCAATATCCATGGCCATATCCTCAAGGCCGGTCACAATATCTATCGTTCCTGAATTGATAATGAAATTATCAAACAAGGTTTCCGTCGTATAGTTCGCCGGTGTCCATATTGCCAATCTAACCAGACCGTTTGCTGTTGAGAACCCGGCCCTTGATTGCAATAAAGTCCATGATCCGGTATTTCCATCATCATAATGAATTGTAAGCGTGCCACTGCTCCTTGCAATTTTCATCCGGCCATATGAATTTGTCCTTGAGGCATCATTATTTTGAAAAACCCCGGCTATATTGCTGTACCCCCGCCACTTACTGCCCGAATCATAGAGAATTTTTGCATAGCAGAAATCGTCTGCATCAATCGAAAAAAACATTTCCCCGCCGCCGCCATTGCCGGTCCCGACAAAACCGGACATATCCACTTGGAACTCAAAATCCCCTGACACATAGAACTTTGAATCAACTTTTGTATATTGACTCGTTGACGGGTTTGTAATCTTGACCGCTAATTTATTTGATGCAAGTTCACAACTGCCGTTTGTAGACTCGTATGGATCTTGCCAATAATTGGTGTCTGGAGGGTCCCCATCAGTTCCGGTAAAAGTTTCCTCAAAAACTGACATTACAACAAAACCTCATGATCCGGGTTTTCCTCGCAGATCAACCGGATTTTATACCCTTTTTTACCGGCAGCACACCCTCCGCAAACCGCCTGTTTATAGGTTTCTGCACCACAATACGGACATTTTACACTTACTTTTTTCAATGCCATGCTGGTCCTTTTTTTCTTGGCGGCGGCTGCTTGTTGTTGCAGTTCCTTTATTTTTGTGGCTGTTTCTTCGTTTCTTTTCTCAGGAGTCTGCACCCAATAAACGCCGTCAATGAAATAAAATTCCTGATTTTCCGGTTTGTCTCTTTGGGGGAACCATCCCCCGGTGTTCAACTCCTGCCGCAAGGAGTCTTCGTCATTATACAACTCAATAGCTTTTAACACGACATCCCTGTCAAACGCCTTCAACATTGCAACTATCTGTTTATCCTGTGTTTTCATTTGATCCCCTCTAACAAACCCATTGATAGCAATTAAACCCTGTGTTAAGTATTTCGTAGCCCTCGCCCTGATCACACCCCTCACCATTAGCACAATCAATGGGACCGGCAGCACCCTGGCAAGGATCTTCTGTGGTCGGATACGTCCATACACAGGCGACATGGCCATAGCAATAAGATCCGGCCTTGTTCGGCTCACTGTCGAAATAATCACACAAATAAGAAATGCTCTGGCAATTCCCACTCCATGTGTCTGAAGAAATCCACTCGTAATGCCCGTCTGTTGACCGGACCTCAAATGTACAGCACCCGAGCGTAAACTCCTGAGTTCCACAAGCCCCTTCCGGCATTGTGATCATTCCCACTGTTCCATCACTGCACACATATTCGGCAGATTCACCGGGTGCAAGAACTTCCGGGCCTGAGATTACACAGTCGCTGCATTCTTCTTCCCGTACTTGTTCGCACTTAGCCTCACACTCAGCCATATGTTCTTCCTGTAGCCGGTTGAATTCTTCATAATACCCGGCTGAATAAGCATCGTATGCATCGCTTGCCTGCTCATGTAGCGTTTTTGAATAATCGTAAGTGTTCCCTTTTTCATGAATCTCTGAATCACATATCTCAGAGCAGGTACAGGCTTGGTCAGGGCAATCTGAAGCGCTTGATACTCCGAACCGCATTTTTTCACGGTCATCTCCCATTAAATTATCATAAGAGGCCATTTTACTTAAAATCATGGCATCACAAGGAGTTATTGGGCCGGGTGTGAGATCTATAGGGGGGTCTTTATATTTTGTACCAACACCGAGGTCCCCTGCACCAGCATCACCACCGCTGCCGTCACTGCCATCATCACCGCTGTCATCTCCGGTACCAAGTCCAGGTGAGACGCTCCCGTCACCCTCGCCGGGAAAAAGACTTCCGCCACCTTCGCCATCACCAGGGGCTGGTATTTCTTCATCACCTGGGCTAGGCAACCCAGGATCAGGAATAATCGGATACCATGGGTCAGGGTTGGGATCAGGTTCAGGCAAAGGCGTGGGGGGTTCATCAGGAATAGGGCCGTCTTCATCATCTATAATGTCACAATTTATTGCAGTCCCACTGACTGTTGTAGACAATCCCGCTTCAGTACCGTCAGCCATCGTAATCGTAATCGTTGCTGAACATCCGGATAGATACTCTTCATCAGACACGTTGGACTCATAAGGACACCAGGGGGCTGTAGTTGCTCCCGCGGCAGTGTAATACACCAACATTTCCGTACCAGTATCATAATCTTTATTCAGATTTATGATATTACCGTCATGACTTTCGTACCTGTCATCATTTGTGCTTGAGTGCCTGTACACACGGGGGACAGTATCTTCTGCAATAGGCATTGAGGTAGTCACCTGAGGTACTCCAGGCATATTATGAGAAACTCCCGCCAACTCCGCATAAACATCGACATACCCAAGTACCTTGGATTTAGTCTGCATACTGCCACAGCCGTCCTTGTCGAAATTTACAGTATATCCCAGAGCAGGTCTATTGTTGATAGTCGCCCATGCTAAAACTTGGGCGCAATTCCCAAAACAAACGCCATTCCCGGACATTTTGGCGTTCAAAGAAGATCCGCAAGCACAAGTATTTCCAAGCTTGATATCCATGGTGGCTGAGGCCCCAGCGCATTCAGCTGTAACACTTACATCAAAAGCCGTGTTACCTGCTGTAACAGTGTTTACAGCACAACCCTCAGTAATATATGAAATAACCAAGGTTTGATCACAATATGTAAATGGATCATGAACTGCAATTTCGTTACCTTCAAATACACATCCGGTTTTAGACTCATCCCAATAATTATTTTCATGAGCTGCGTCTGTATAAGCCCAGATTCCAACAACGCTTTTTATCAGAAATTCGACCGTCACTTTATGATAATTATCAGCATTATAAATTCCACCAGACATCAGATATTCACCTGTGGGGGTATCTGTACTGCCCAAAGTGATCCCGTCTTCACACGTCCAATGCACCATGGTGTTATCAGCTATGGCCCCGTCCTGGTCGGACACAAAAGCAAAAATAGTCCCGGTTGATATGCCATCAGCGGGCAGACAATCCGAATCATCCAGAACAGTTAATTCGACGGAAGTTGATGATTCGCTGCCCGCCGAACTAATAAGGATTCTATTCCCCCACTCCGGGTATTCAATACTTTCACTAATATCCGCAATATCAATATCAGTGACTGTGTGATCCGCAGCTGCAGGGTGAAAAACATTGTTTCTGATCACAAGTTCCCCGTCCGTATTGCACCCGACATATCCACCGGCAAAAGTTGCCAGTTCAGATATCACATCAATGGGATATGCGCTTTCGACCGCATACGATCCCGCATAAACTGTATAATCGTCCATCTCAAAGTTGATCGACAGCCCGCACAGGCCCGCCATTTCAGTCATTATGGCGTGGCAAGTTGTATCCAGTCCCCATTCTTTTGATACTTTGACTGCAAAAGGAGGCCCAGCTTTTGCTGTTTCAGACCTGCCCCACACTCCCTGGCTCAGTGTTGAATCTGGTGTGGCAGAAACAGGGGGTTGCTCTATGTAAAACATGCCTTGAGAAACCCAATCATCCCCATTTTTAGTTTTCACTTCTACACGCAATTGGGGGAAAATTAAAAAATCAAATTGATCATAAAATGAAGGATCTGCAGCTGATAATATCAATTCTCTGGCATAAGCTCCTTTGCTTTCCGTGATCTGAAAGCTTTCAATCTGTTCTTTGATCGACACTCCGTCCAGCAATACATCCCAATCCAATGCCATCTATATCTCCTTGCTGATCACAATCAGATTAATTTCGTATGAAAAAATGGTGTAGTTATTATATGCGTACAGGATATTCCGCCAGGCCCTAAACCCTTTGGGATTCCTGCTGAACTGCACTTTCCAGCATTCGTACCCATCCGTGAAATACCACTGTCCGTCAATCGTTTCATATGCGGACTGCAGGGCGGTCACGGTTGCCTGGTTCAATGCCGCGGTATCTGAAAAGCTGATCAATCCATCCTGTACCGACACGCCGAAATCCTGAATCACCACACCCCCCAGGGTGCGGATCACAGATCCCCTGTCCTGTGCAGACCCGGCAGGATTATACTCTGAAAAAACAGGGTCTTGATCAAAGATAATCAATGTTGTCGGTACGGGACTTGCGCTGTCCGGGTTCAGGGTAGCTGAAATATCGGTTGAATATATCCTGAATTTACCGGGCATAGGTAAGCCTCATTCTTGACATTTCTTTTGCCATTTTTTTAATCGCCATACGGGAATCAGGATCAGTGATCTTGACCGGGGCTTCCATGTCCCCTGCCTGGAATCGGACAACAAGAGTTTCAGAAGGGGATTGTCCACCGGTGGCCATGGCCATACCACCGGTGGCAAACCTTTGAACCGGTATTTCAGGAAGTGATAAATTTGAAATTAACCCGCCGATTCTGGCTTTAACTACTCTCTGCATGTCAGGCAGGTTAAGGCGCATGGAGTTTAATTTGCTAAAAAATCCGGCACCGTACTTTGCAACGGCTTCCTTGCGGATAACGAACTCCCCGGCTTCCAGCAGTGCCTTTATCTTATCTCCGCCTCCATAACCAGGAAGACGTCCACCGCTGGCAAAACCGACAGGCCCGCCGGTCTGTTTAGCTTCGACTGCTTTTTTAATAGTTTTTTCAACCGTGGTTACTTCCTTGGTCACTTTAATTTTGATGTTCTTGATTTCATCCTTGACCAAGGTGTTTATTTTATTTTGTGCAGCTTCAAGGTCTTTTAATTTGATCTGTACGTTTGCCTCACGATCCCTGGCAATGTCATCCAATTGCTTTTGAATTGCCTTTGCGGTTTCTTCCCATTGCCCTTGTGAACTTTTGGCGTTATCTTTTTGTTCCGAATACAAATCAATCATGAAATCACCAACCGCCTGAACTCCATCTTTCGCGACCTCTTTCGTCGTGTCAAGACTTTTGACAATGATATCCTCACCATCTTTTGTTGAGCTTTTGATTTCTTCAGCAAGCCCGGCATAAAGGCCTTCAGCATCTTTTGCCAGAGTCTCTGCTAATTTATAATCACCATTTCTCAGGGCTTCTTTTGCTGCATAAAATTTTTCATCCGCCTGCAACCGTTCATCGTTCCACTGTTCTTCATCAGTCATGCCCTTCCGGTTCAGCTCCCGGAGCTTGTCTGCGGTGGACATGCGGGCGGTCTTGATTTTATCTTCCCACTCAATCACCTTTTTGGCATATTTTTCAGCCTCGGCTTTGGCGGTTTTATATGCTGCCTTGGCCTGCTTTTCAAAATCGTCCAGCTGCTCTTTAGTGGCCTTGACCGCTTCAGCCGTTTTTTTCATGCCTTCAGCTGCCTGCTCACCTGATGTTTTTATCTGTTTTAAATCGCTATTGATTTCTTTTATGCGCTGATTCACGACCTTCAGCTCAGCTTTTGCGGCAATGGCTTCCTTTGTGGCAGTTCCCAAAAAGGTAGTTTTTTCAGATTTGGTCTGTAGCTGAAGCTGCAGGGCCACCCAATAAGCCTTTGCCTTTGCAAGTTTCCTGCTCAACTCTTCCAGTTCTTCCGGGGCCGTGCCTGTGATATCTTCAGGAAGCTTCACATCCTTGAACTCTTTAAACTTTTCCATATATTTATTGGTAGAATCATACAGTCGATCCTGGGCATCCTTGGCTTCTTTCTGGGAATCACGCATCTTGAAAAACGCATCAACCGCCTTGACAATATTGATCACCCCCTGGGCAGCCGCAAAAATCACAAATCCTTTAAAAGCAAGACCCAATGCTGTTGTTGATGCGGCTGTTGCCGCAATTGAAGCCCGTAATCCTGTAAACCATGCCGATACTCCCATACCGGTTAAAACGGTAAATGCAGCATTCAATGCTATTGTGATTTTAACCAGCTTAGACACAATGGAAACCGTCACAACAGTCCCGGCAATCACCAGCAGCAATTCCTTATATTTGGCTGCAAACTCAACCACCTTTGCAGCCGCTGAAATAAGCTGAGAAAGAAACACGCCTATTTCCCCGGCATTGTCCCGCAACACCTGAGCCAGATTGCTCATAGCATCGACCAGATCTTCATTATTTGCAACGGCGTTGTCGATCTCTTTTCGCACCAATTGTATTGCACCGGAAAAAGTTTTTGCGCTTCCCGCCGCCCGACCCTGCAAAGCGTCACTTTGTTCGAGTAACACCTGATATCGAACCTGGGCCTTTTCAACATCAGTTAAATCCTTCCAGGCTTTTTCCGTAACATTATTGGCCTCATGCCATGATTTGATATAAGTTTCATTGAGCGTCAGGCCCAAAAATTCAGACGCCTCCGCTTCCCCCCTCAAGGCCGCTGTCACACGTTCAACCGAATTGCTTAAATCTGTTTTTCCAGCCCCCAGGTCGGCAGACCGTTTAATAACCTCCTCCATCTGCTCTTTTGAAAGCCCAAGGCGCTTAGTCATATCAACTGTGGCTGAAATAGCATTCCGCAGGGCTGTATCAGAATAGATCACTAATTCGTCTGAAAGCTTGCGGACTGTTCCTTCCCACTCTTCGACACTGCCGATATTTGAAAATTCCCGGTTGGCTGCATTAACTGAGGATTGCAAATTATAAATTGCCGTTTCAGAATCTTTGACGATCTGAACAGCGTTTGAAACAGCGGAAAAACCGGCATATGCTCCGATAAGCCCCTTGATTTGATCTGTCAGGCCGGACGCAACTTTATTTCCGTTTCCAGCTGCCTTGTTGAAAATACCGATGGCCTTTACACCATTATTAAGCCCGGAAACAAGGGAGCCTGTTGTTTCCTTAATTCCTTTTCCGATTGCTGATATAACTATTTTTAATTCTTGCGCCATATCTTTTTCCAATGGTATCGTTGAGGCATGAAAACATTTAAAGCTACTGTATATTCAATACTCGGCATCATATTGGTTATTGCATCCACCGGCATGAGCGGGTGGGCTGTTGTCATTGTCGGCGGAGTAGGCCTTTGCATGATTTTGTCTGCCCTGACCACAATCATTGAGGCATTTACAAAAATCATGGAGTCTCTAAAAAAGCCTTCCACTCCTCCTGATCAGCGTAATGACCAATCCTGATTGCCGTTGCTATTTGTTTTAAATATTCACTTTCTATGCTGGCTGATTCTGCACAGGCGGTTTCAAAGAAGCTGAATCCGTACTCAAAACATCCGGCATGTCCCCGTTCGACAAGTCGGCAAATGCTTCGGTCAAGCTGCTCAAGACCGAGTTTTTCAGTGCCTCCGCCATCCCGCTTTTTGTCAGCAGGTTCAAAAAAAAAGCATTGACCTCCCGGACAGCCTCCCAGATCTGATTGATCTCGGAGGGTGCCATGTCATCCAGCTTTTCGGCAGTCAGATCCGTCACCAAGGGCAGCAGTTCAAGCGCCTGATCCATACCGCTGAAATCCGACATGTTGTCCATGATTTGCCGGATATCCTTGACCCTAAGCTCTTTGACGGTGATCTCAAGATCATCAATTTTAATTGACTTGGTTTTTCTCATCTTTCTTCACCTTTATCCAATAATCTCAGTTTTAAAATACTCCTGCCCGGACGGCTGAGTGGTGTCCGCCAGGACGGTGGCATTGACGCCCAGGATTGCCGCACCGGACCCGATAAGCGGAAAATCTCCGTTCAGATTGATCTGAGCTTTATGAAATGTCCACCGCATTCGTGGGCCCTGGTCATTCTTGTCGGATGCGAAAATCAGTTTTTTCTGAACACTACTAGCCGACATGGCCCAGGTGTATTTTGTGTTTACTGCCTCATGATCATATGACGCCACGTCCTCATCTGCTATGGAGCCAGTGGACAGCTTGCGGATATACCCGTAATCCGGGTCAAGGGAATAATCCGTACCTTGTACCCGCCGGATTGCACCGGTTGAATCAGTTACAACCACATCCTCTAATGTTTCAATGCCGGAAGGCGTGATGTAATTGGTATCCTGGGTTTCATACACCTGCTCGCCGGTCTGAAATGTACCGGATACGTTGACTAACTCGACATATCCGGACCCCACAAAGGCAATCTTACCGGTTGCCGCCGATGTGCCGCCGGTCACGGTATCGCCAACGGCCAGGCTACCGGTAATGACTCCGGTCAGCTTGGTGGAAAACACGTTCATATGACCCAGCTCGATGAACAGATCAGCCGCTAATGTCGGGTTCGCTTGATATACATAACTTGCAGATTGATTCAAAGCATTGAAGCTGCCTGACAACAGCGCCATTTTTAAGTTTTCATTGGTCATTTCCCGCAAACCGAAACTAAGAGATGCTTCCCGCTCTGATTCGACTTCCAGGATCGTTGCCCTGGATGCGTACAAATTGGTTTTCATTTTGTCCGTTGATACGGACAGGTTAAAATTCAAGTTCTCAAGATCACCAAGCAAGTCAAAAGATGACCCGCCCACTGCACCGGCATAAGTCCTGCCGGTGCCGTTATACCTAACGTTGTTTGCACTGGGTGCTAATGGCATATTAATTTCCTTTTTTTATGTAGTTATCCCGGCAATCCGCGCCGGTTTGATTTTAATGTTTTAATGGGTATAACTGATCCGCTGATGAACAACGGGTAAAGACTGATAGACCCTGATTCACTATTGCTGTCAAGGCTGGCAATTCTGGCCCGGTAAAGGGCATCCTCGGCCAGTTCCCGCAGGGTTTCCGCCTTGATAAATCCGGCCATGGTTCTGCAATTGCCGTTGGTGATAATCTCTTCATCAATCACCCCCACGCCTATCTCCAATTCCCAGGAAATCTCCCGGGCAGAATCCCCCCTGACCTGCCGGATGGATGTTACTGCAACAACCGGATAATCCGTTTCCGGCTCCGGCGGGTTTTTTTCATCAATATCGATGCAGACCGTCTGAGTTTTCCCAAAGGTCTGTTGACACCATTCTGTCAGCACGGAATCCTTAGACAATGCTATTCTAATCTGCTCGATCAATTCTGCTGTGTTCATTACAAATCCAAATAGCGATTAATCGCTGCTATAAATTTACGTTCAATATTGCCCATGATATTGTCTTTTTCCTGCTCGAATACCGGTTCAATGACCGGTCTTGCAGGTGTTTTCAGGACAGTGGTTGTTTTTTTAATAGGAAACCCCAGAGCAAACAGCATCTTTCGCATATCTGGTGTTACGGGGGTTTTAGATCCCCTTGCGTGCATCCGGGCCAGGCGCAATATAGATCCTGAAATATTGCCTGACCGAATAAAACCGATATTGACCATCTGCATGTCTGGATCATATTTATACCGCACAGCCCCGGCCAACCGGAGAAGCGGTTGAGTCCTTGTTGAAAGCTTAACCTGCGTGTATTGTTTGACGCGCCGTTTGCTGCCTTTTTCGCCTTTCCAGACCATCTTATAATTTTTTAATCTATAGGAAGGTTTCTTTTTTATTGCCGCCTTTACTTGTGACAACACGCCGGTATGAGGGTTGAGCGTATCCCATTCACCATCAACACCACCGCGCCGGATAGCCGCCTGGATCAACTCTTTAAGCCGATACCCTTCGGAATTCAAAGCCGAAGCCGTGGCCCGTTCCGCATACTGAGGAAACGCTTTCAGCAATGCGGAAATATTTTCAATAGCCAGTTCTCCGCGCTCATCAAGATGTATTTCAAGCATCGTATACCTCCGTCACAGTCCAGACCGCCCCGTCAATTTCAATGGTATCCAGGTAATGGGGATCAGGCACATCCGATGCCTTGAACTCAACCGTGACCACGTCCCTTGTCCTGCCATGATCAAACGCAGACCGCAAATTTCTCTGGCAAACCACGGTCCAGGTATAGCCGTCCCCTTTTTTGCCGTGACCGTTATTGTCCTGGACCCCGTAATCAACCAGGGCGGCAATGGACGTTCCCACGCCCGTGGCTTTTGGTGTGTAAACCACGGTTTGGGCAAACTCATCGGTATTGAAAAACACGGAATCCAGGTCCGCCTGCAGCTGATCCGTGAATGCACTCATATCAGTCTCTCCCCCCTGGTCTTTAAATTAACCCTTCAGCCTGACCGGGATCTCAGTGGTCGCGTCCGACGCCACAGCCCCCAGGGCAATACCAAACTCCTTGCCATTGGTTGCATCCACATTAAGTTCAGCACCATCTGCATAGACCTTATCACCAATGGCCACGGCTGCACCGGCAGCGGCATCCGCCCCTTTAACACTCAACTTGAAAACACCTTCAGTCGAACACTCCGCCTCATCACTCGCATCCGCATCCGTCAGCAAAACAACGGGCAAATCTCTAACCATATCCCATGCACCGGATTTCTTACCCGCCGTAACGGGAAGGGTCAGCCGGTTGCCGGGCTGCACATAATTTAAAGCCATGATAGCCTCCGTAATAATTCATTAATCAGTTCATCAATTATAAATGAGTCAATCCGGTCATTATTCGCCCGGATTCTTAAACAAGCCTTTGTCATCCATGACGCCCACGCCCACATCATGGCGGATTTTGTATCCCACGGCATCCCGCTCAAACAGGGCCTGTTCCTCGGTGTAAGGCTGCTCGTTGCCGTCCAGGTAGGCCACCTCAATGGTATCCACCTGGCTGGGATCACCGATCAGGTACCAAGCCTTGGCAGATACATCATCCAGCCGGGGTTCGGAAATCGGGGTAAGCTTGCCGGCCCATGGATTATGGACACCGCTGGACATGTCCGCCGTGGGCAGGGCTGCAGATCTCAGAATAATATCCGCCTTGGTTTCCTGGGCCACGGGTACGGCCAGGAAAGCCGGACGGATATCCAGTTTCGACCCGTTGGGGGCTGTCTGCAACCGCATGGACTTGCGGCCCGCATCCAGTTTGTCCGAATCCACAACCCCTTTGTTACCTGCTACAGTTTCAAGGTTCCCATGGTCGGCATGGAACAATGCAACCCCGTCGTGCATGACCGGGTTGCCGGTAATCTTCCCCCACACCAGGTCGGATTCCTTTCTCCTGGCAGCGGAACCATACATCTGGGGAATCCGTGTAAAGGCCCGCAGATCATCATTAACGATCATGACCCGTGTCAGGTAAACCATCTTGCCATAGGACTTAATGGAATAGCTTTCCTGGTCATCGCTCAGTTTGCCTTCCTTGTATTCCCCGTGTTCATTGATCAGTTCCAGCTCCGGGGCATCGCTCAGGCTGACCCCGTAAATGGTCTTAAAATCAGAAGCACTGACAACATTGACAATGGGACGCCATGTGGCAGGGGCTTCCTGGTAGGCCCTCAACAGGCTCTTGTTTGCCACGTCCATAAAAATACTGGTAAAATCATCCGTGCTGAATCCGCCGCCCTGCCCCGACCGTTTCAGGATTTCACGGGCCACCTGGTCACGGGAGGCAAGCCCCTGGGTGTTGACGCCCATTCTCTCCAGGCATTGCCGGGCGATAAATTCAATGGATGCCGCCCGAAAAGTTTCATGACCCGGCGCCGGGTCCTTGGCCCTGGCATTGGTTCTAAACGACAACCCGTCCGCAACGGCCACCTTGAATTTTTCGTGATCGGTTTCACCCACGGTAAACCGGCCCGAACCCATGGGCGGATTGGTGGTTTTCATTTTGTCCATGATGGCCTGGCGGGCCTGGTCTGCATTCATATCTTTGTCAATCAGCTCCCGGGCAAAGGTATCATCCAGCCCCGCCACCCGGACATCATCCCGGATGGTGGCCGCACGATTGCGCTCATCCTGGGCCGCTTTTTTTGCTGCAGCTTCCATATCCGCCCGGGTGAATCCGGGTTTGTCCGGTTCCGTTTTGGCGATCAGGGCCTGGATAAGGCGGTCCTTGTCTTCCTGATCCTCGATCTTGTCCAGATCAAGTTCAGCAAGAAAATTCCACGCCTGATCCTCTGTTGATTCTTTTGCCAGGCCCAGCCGTTCCAAAAGCGCTCTCAGTTTCTTGTTCATTTCATCCTCCGTACCTTGTTTTTTTGTAGAAAATTTGGCCTGGGCCTGCCGTGATCCTGCAGCTCCCTGCCTGATTAAATCGGGTGTATTATTAAAAATGGAAAAGTCAAAAGCGGCTGAGATATCCGAACCCTCGACCTCTCCCGTAATTTCATGTGCCAGGCCGGACTCAACAGCCTCGGCAGGTGTGAACCAGGTTTCCGCCTGCATCATGGCAAGCACATCCTGTTTTGATTTGCCTGATTTTGAGCAGTAGGCTTCCGCGAACACGTCGCTGATCTTGTCCAGGAGATCCGCCTCCTTGCGAAGCTCTTGGGCATCCCCGGACAACATGGCCCATGGATTGTGGATCATCATAAACGACGCCTTGGACATATTAATCCTGTCCCCGGCCATGGCGATCAAAGAAGCACTGGAAGCTGCCACACCGTCAACGGAAACAATCACCTCGGCTTTATGACCGGTGAGCAGGTTATAAATGGCCATCCCCTCGAAAACATCCCCGCCGGGGCTGTTGATATGCACATGGATGGTTTTGACCCCCTTGGGAATCTGGTATAAAAGATCACCGGCCTCAATAAACGGCCACCCGATCACGTCATACAAATACACGTCAACTCCGTTATCCGTGGCCGCAACCCTGAAATCGGTATCACCGCCAGTCCGCCCTGCCCTGAGTTTTGCCAGCTGCTTGTTATTGGATTTTGCTTTCCTGGATTTAATATTGGGTTTAATCAGTCCCGGCATTATCATTTCCCCCTGTTTGAGTGTTCAAAGAGAACACGTCCGCCCGCTCCCTTTGCAAATCGTTGTTAATTTCATCGTAATCAATCCCGCGCTCCATGCAGAGCTTATGCCTTGATGTCAGGCCGTTTTTCAGATCCTGCTCCGCCGCCTTGCTGTCCTTGAACGGATCAACCCACGGCCATCCGGGCATCTGCCACACCACCGGGATCTCTTCCGGCAAATCTTCGGTTCGGGACAGGCGGTTCATGAGCCACAGCCTTTCCCAGGCGTCCTGATGAAACTTATTGGCCAGCAGAAACTGCTGAACCTGGTATCCCCTTCTTTCCTCCAGGGTGGCGGACCTGGCGGAGGAATAGGACGCATCGGTATAATCATTGGAATAGGCTTCATAGCTCATGTTGAACCCGGTGGATGCGCCGCGCAGGGAGGTTTTTGTGTACGGTTCATATGTGGCGCCGGGACGGTCGGAGGACGGGGATTCAACCGTCATGCCCGGCGGCAAAATCTGGATTCTGCCGGATTCCATATAATCCGGGATGCTGTCAACGGTTAACGGCTTTCCGTCCCCGCCAAACGGGTTGAAACTGCCAAGATTTTCAGGATACGGTGTGGTGACAAACAGGCCGAAGGCTGCCACCAGGCGCTTGGCGATCCGTTCGGCATTCTGATATTCTGAAAAATCCCGCATTTCCATGATAATGGATGCCAGCCAGGACACCCCGCGGTTCTGGGAAATCCGCTCCCTGATGAACAGATGATTGATCATTTGGGCTGAATAAAATTGCGACCGGTTCATGGTAAGCCAGGTGTTGTCCCCGGGATGCTCCCGGAAAAGCCAGTACCCGTCCGTTTTGCCGTTGGCAGTGTATTGAATCCCCTGTTTGATGCGCTCTCCGTCTGTCAGGCTGCTTTTGCCGGCATCCAGGTGATCACATTCCAGCAGCTCCAGGCCCAGCGGGATAATGCCCTTTCGCAACAGATCCTCATCAAAATAATAATGGGCAAACAGCTCCCCGTCATGCCACCAGTGCCGCAGCACCAGGTTTTCCTTTTCATGGAAATCCACGGCTTTTGCCCACTTTTTCCACTGGGATTCCGCCCTTGAATTCAGCCGGTCTTTTGCATCCCCGTTCAGGGTCCTGAGGTTTGCCTGGGGATGAATCCCTTTGAACACGACATTGTTGCAGATCTTGCGGATAGCGCCGGACACATGGCTGGAATCACGGGTCAGCGACCGAGCCCTGGCCCTCATCAATTTATGGTCGGTTTTGATCAGTTCGTCCGCGGATTTATTGGAGGGAAGCCAGGCCTTATTGGGACCGGCGTTTGAAGCGGCTGCATAGGAATGGAGGGCCTGCCTTCTGCGCATGTAATTGATGGCCGCTCCAGGGGCGAACACACCAATGGCCGACGCCACCATCCGGGTCCAGGTTCCGTACAGCTTACCCACGGTTGCCCCCGAACACGGGATGAAACCCCGGCAGCCGGCCGTTGTTTTTTGCCATTTCGATGCGCCGTTCCAGATCCCGGATCTCTTTTTGGAGTGTTCCGTAATCCACCCGGTTCAGCGACCGGTTGCCCTGGCCGTATCCCTGGCCACCGTCCCGGACGGATTTGGCCGTTGCTTTTAACTGTGCTAATTCTTCCTGGAGTTCCGTTAAGGTTGCCACGTTGTTTTCCTTGCAAAAAAATTCAAAAAATATCTGTCAAGGAAAATAACGGGAATCTTTCAGGAAAAAAAGACGGTTGGTACTACGGGTAGTACTTTACTATTTGTAGTACCAAATTTTGGGTGGGTGGCATGGGTTTTGCTGTTTAAAATATTTTTCTGATGATAACGTATTCATAAGCAGCTAAAACACTATTTTGATAAAAAATGTTGACATTTTGTCAATTTGAAGGCAGATTATCATTAACTGTGCCCAAACCTCTATTATCGGCTTGCCCGGTATTAAGTTTGGGCCTTCTTGTTTTTAGGGGAAATGATCTGAAAAAATGCCTTCTCTCACGCCTCCAAAGCCTCATAAAAGTCATAAAGAATTAGTTGAAATTCTTGAAAACAGGGGAATGATCATTCCAGATAAAAATCGTGCAGAAAGAAAACTTTCTCAAATTGGTTATTACCGGTTGAGTGGTTTCTGGTATCCTTGTCGGGAATTTAAAAATGCATCAAATGGAGATATAAGAAAAGATTCGTTTCAAAAAGATATCAATTTCAATGATATCATTAGATTATACTTATTTGACAAGAATCTTCGGTTATTAATGATAGACGCGATTGAGCGGATTGAAATTTATATTCGTTCAATTATAGCTCATGAATTAGGCCAATATGATCCCCTGGCATATAAATCTATCAATTTTATTAATCCTCAAAAACTTCATTTTCGGGATAAGAATAAAAATATAAGAAACTTGTGGGAAGAATGGTCCCAAAATCATTCAGAGAAGATCAAATATAGTCGAGAAGACTGTATCGTCCATCATAAGTCTAATTCTAAGGCAATGCCGTTTTGGGTAGTCATTGAAGCTTGGGATTTTGGAACAATGTCGAAATATTTCGAAAATTTAAAAATTAATTATCAATATAAAATTTGCAAAAAATTGGATATCCCCAAACCATATATATTAAGACAATGGCTACATGAGATTAATATACTTCGGAATAGGTGTGCGCATCATTCAAGAATTTGGAATCAATCTTTTCGCAATCCTCTTCCGACAATAGACAATCCGTACTTCAATGCATTAGATCTTGATAAACGAGCCTTAAAAAGAATGTATGGAATGATCTGTATTTTATGGTTTTTAGTCAAAAAAATCGGCCCCAAATCAGATTGGTTGAATTCAACAAAAGAATTGATAAATGCAAAACCTTCTATAAACAGTTGCCCAAATACGGCAATGGGTTTTCCAGATAACAGCGGATTCCCCAAATTTTAACTTTTACCTACAAATCCCGGGCAACCGCTCCGGCAACCCGGGATCAAAATCAATCACTCATCAGGCATCAAGAACCCGAATCCCCAAAACCTGACAAACCCTGCCACCGTCATTTCTTATCTTGGAAGTTCGGATGCCACCAACCAGCGCATATAATTCCTTGAAAAACACCGCCCTGAAAAAGCCGGGTTCACTGATTTCATTGATTTCATTATATATGTTGGATTGCGGTCCTAAATACATTATGTCGTGCTAAAATTAAAAAAGGAAATTAAATTGGGCCAATTTGCTTTAACAAAGTAGACAATACCACTAGCAGTTAACGATGCTGCAACTCCAGAAAAAAAACCCCAAAAAAAGGACTTCTTTTTTTCTGTCATGAGGGTAATACTATTTATATTTTTAATTGTGCTACCACCGGTTGCGACAGTAGAATTTTTGATTTCTGTCATTTTTTAATCCCTTCAATTATGCTACCACCGGTTGCAACAGTAGAATTTTTGATAATCGTAGTTTTACGATCAATTTTAAATTCCCCGACAGCATCATCTTTCTCTAAAATACGAATAGTTTCACCACTATACTCAATTTTATTATTTTCCATAATATTATATCCATTGAAATCTTGTATTGTGTGAACAATCATTTGTTTGCTACCGGCAACAGACTTACAGACATATAAAAATATTTCTTTTTCTTCGGATAAAGAGTCCCCTATCGTTGTTATCTCTTCGAAAGCCGATGGCTCATAACTCATAATACATAGCCAGGATGCTATTTCAGGTCTATCTTCAGCGATTTTTCCATATAAATCGATAATGAATTTATCCTTATCAATACCGACCCTTAGACTATTTTGCTCTGGGAATTTTAATAAAACTTCGGTCAAATAAATTTTTGAATTCAAATTCTCTAAAAAACATGAACTTATGACATAAACCGACATTTTAATATCCTTGATGTTTTATAAATTCAATCGTGTCTTGTAACAATTCGCCAGAATAAAAATTTTTGGGCCATTCAAAAGCACCTTCTTTACTAATCTCTCTTTCTTCAATACAACAACCATTATCATCCTGACTTTTGGGATCAAAAAAATAAATCGCAACATCAGAAGTTTTGACTCTTTTTTTCTCAGCCATTCTGCGTCGAAGGCGTTTTAATAAATATTCACTATGCGTTTCAATTATTAAGAATTTGGAAGGGTTTTGTTTATTATCTGTATAAATTATATCTATAAACAAGTCGGCTAAATCTGCCTGCATTTTGGGATGCAAATGAATTTCTGGTTGTTCTATTATCGTTAGAGACTTTTGATAGGATAAAAACCCTTGTACTATTACCGGCAAAACCTGTGAAATGCCAAAACCAACATCCGTTATATCTAAAGATAGATCATTCTGTTTGATTTTTAATTTGTGAATAACATCTTCTAACGTGGAAACATTAACAGATAGATTAAATCTTTCTAACCAATTATTGACCTTTGATTTAACTAAGTCGTTTTCCTTTAAAATCTCTGTTAATGAATTACCATCTAAAGTATCTAAAAAGGTGTTTATTTTAGCTTTATCTAAAAAATAATATCGTTTCGGATGTGCTCTTAACGGACTAACATAATTAATCATTTCTTTTTTGAAATTTCTTCTCAAAGTAAAAAGAGCAGACGAAAATATTGAATTTATAATAGAAGAAATAGAAGGAATAAATGATTCATTTACAACGAATTCAGGGAAGTCTACCTCGTTATCTGATGGTAGAAACAGATAAAATAGAGTTGAATCATATTGAATTTTCTTTAAGAAATCTTTTTTTTTACTAGTGAAAAAAAATTTGTCATTATCAAGAAAATCACTTTTTATAATAACGTTTGTATATTGAGCTTTGGCTTTATTTATTTCAAATTTCAAATCAAAGATACATTTATTATCATTACTTATCTTCACAGAAGATATTTTTAAAACATTGTTCTTTTTTGAATAAATATTTTTTATTCGAAACGATATATTGAATTCCTTGTTTTTTATTTTCTGTAATCTTTGAAATAGCTCATACGAATCTCCTAAATTCGATTTATATAAATCATCAATATTTTCTGCTTCAGGCAATAAAAATCGTCGGAAGTGAGGACTCAAAATAAAGTTGTCTTCATCATCATCATCATCATCGTTAATTATGATTTCATTCTGCTCCACATATTTTGCTAATTTAGAAAGTTTCTCAACTTGTTGTAAAAATTCATCTTTTGATTTAAAATTCTTACTTTTCGTTGGGATAATAGCGTTTTCAAAAAGGTCATTATCCGGTTTGTTTCGAGAATAATGCTTTAAAATACTTCGAAAGATATCAAGACGCATGGTCAAAGAGGTCTCTAAATCATTATATAATTCTTTCGTAATCAAATTGAATAAATTACTATCTTTAAAATCGAAAGAGATTTCCAAATCATTTTCAGTATTTTTCTTATTAAATATATTTTCATTTTCGCCTAAACTGACAAATTCTCCATGAAGTTTTAAAGCGGATTTATACTTATTTGACAATGCAGTTTGTTGAAGCATTAAGAGTAACTGAACGACACTACTTTTCCCAACACTATTGGCACCAAGTAAAATTGTGATTGGTTTAATTTTAATCTCGCCATTTTTAAAAGCTTTGTAATTTTTGAAAGAAATTTGACTTATCATTATTTCTCCTTCGCTTAGAACTTAAATTAGCACCAATCGAAACAATTTAAAATTTTGATCAGCAAATTAGTATCAATGATAATAAGTTATGTAAAGAAATATTCAACTTTTCACATCAGCAACCTTATTTTTGTTCAAATCCCGGGCAACCGCTCCGGCAACCCGGGATCAAGATCAATCACTCATCAGGTATCAAGAACCCGAATCCCCAAAACCTGCCAGACCCTGCCGGCGTCGTTCCTTGGCCTGAAAGTTCGGATGCCGCCAACCAGCGCATATAATTCCTTGAAAAACACCGCCCTGGAAAGGCCGGGTTCACTGATTTCATTGCAATAGCGCCGGTATCTTTCAAACAAAATATTCTTGCTGGTCATTCCGTCCTCATCAAGCTCGCAGATATCTTCCACAAACCCGCGGACGGTTTTATCCGCCCCGGCACCGGGAGACGGATTGACATCGAATTGTTTATTCTTTTTGATTTTTTCGATAAGATCATTCACCGGCATACCGGTAAAATAATTCAGCGCCCGCAAGGCAGCCTCTCCCCCGAGATACTTATCAGCGCTTTCCACCAGTTTGGACACGGGGAAATACATGTTTTTTGATTTTTTGATATTGCCATCCGCCAGATATCCGTCAAAGCCGCCATTTTTTATCCGGCTTGTTTCTTTTTTACGGATGTAGTCCATTGCTTTAAAAAATGCTTTGACCAATGCTTTTTTGAATTTGCGGATTTTTTCCGTGTTTTTCATGTAGGTTAAAAGCAGAGTGGCTTGGTGTTCGTTCAGATATGCAATCGTTCTTTTCTGTTCTCCACCTGCTGTTTGGAGGGGTCGCGTTTTAAACGCGAGGGAGCCAAACTCCTCCAGATCTTCTTTGTATCTTCTTACCAACTCCAATACGTTCTTATGTTGATTCCCGGTTCCCTCGGCAAGTACCAAAGTATCGGTCACAGCCTTGTGGTCCACCAACTGAACCAGATCACGGCCCGTGGGTTCATCATCAATTGGTATCTCTTGCGGTTCAGGAAGATCATCAAACCATTCCAGGAACCGAAGCCCCCGGTCAGTCTCCGCCAAATCGGCAAGACTGTTTACCCCCGCCGCATTGACAATCCACACCCCCCGATCAACATAAACACACCTGGCATTGAAAAATCGTTCCAGTCCCTCTTCAGCGACAGTCCGGTCTGGGGCACGACTGCCGTCAAACACACCCCGATCTACCAGTGCTTTATCACCATCTTCCAGCTTGTTAAGATATGAACCATATCCGGTTTTCCCGGATTTAAGCTCAAGTGCAGTGCAAATATCATCAAAAGAAAAACCGTATTCTCCCGAAGCATCAGCAACCAGTCTCACTTCACACCCCTCAAATCGAATAACGCTTGTCATAGTGTTTTCCATAATTAAACTCCTTATTTTAGTCTTATTCATGACAATCTCTTTCTGTAATAAAAGATTCCCTGAGCTTAAAAAACATCGTACTCATTCCATCGGCCATTTCCTGGGAAAGCCCATGGATACTTTGATACATACCGATAACAAGTAAAAAACAGAACTCACTTTCTTTGATTGAAAAAGATGGGAAAACCGGTTTGCCGGTACAATTCGGAAACGGGATAACATTGACTGGCGAAGCCTTATCAGGCCGGAAGGACGCTTTTAAAACGTGAATGGATTTGCTCATAGCGGATCTCCTTTGGGTAAAGTTTTTTTGATTCCGCTTTTGCCATGTCAAAAACAAAAGCGGGTTGAGTCTGGTTGACATACCGGCCCCAAAGGTCACCGGCGAGCCTTGCGGCTCCCAGACCCAACCCGCAAATAGACAGGCTGAGACACGCAACAAAAAAAAAGCGTCTTTTGATAGACGCCGTTGCGTCTTTGGGATTCCGGATGTCAAACCGAATCGTGGATTTTGCCACGATGGATTCAGCATACCAGAAGCCGAAAACCTGTCAAGCGTTTTTATCATGCCTTGAAAACCTTATTGACTTGGTACTAAAATATGGTACTATTATCGTTTGAGGAGTAAAGCCATGAAGAACATTATGAATATCAACGGTTATAAAGCCGTCATCAATTATGATCCCGTAATCGACCAATTCCGAGGTGAATTTATCGGCCTGAACGGAGGTGCCGATTTTTACGCCACCAACATTGAGGAACTTAAGAAAGAAGGTAAAATCTCTCTCAAAGTCTTCCTTGAAATGTGCGAAGAACAAGGCATTAATCCGCATAAAGAATACTCCGGCAAATTCAATCTGAGAGTTCCACCCGAATTGCACGCCGCGATTGCCGCAAGAGCGGCTGCAGAAGACAAAAGCCTCAACAAATGTGTTATTGAATTGTTGGACAAAGCCATCCAGTATCATAGATAAAGATGAACCGGCAGATGCCATGGGGATCACGCTTGAACAGCTCATGGATTAAACGGCTCCTTTCATTCACCCGTCTGGACACTCTTAATGGTGGTTTCCATAATAGCAAGCAGACATCCTTTTTTCAAATTGGTACACCGGTGATACCTGATTTTGCATCCATCCTTCCAGGGCTTGGACGTGATAACTTTCAACCGTTTTTCCCCGCATTCCGGACAGACAGCACCGTATCTGGGTGAAAAATCAACGCCTTGAGCAGCTTTTTCCTTTGCCTCTGCAACAACCACAACAATAGTGGAATTCACCATAATCTATGCTCCAAATAAGTTTTGACCGCCTGTAAACGGATTCGCTTTTTTCTTTTTCTCAACCGGCTTTGCCTTTTCGACAAGATTAACCGGACCGGGCAAAAGGTTCACACCGCGGCCCGGCCATTCCCAATCCGCCACGATGGAAGCGATACACTCACAATCAAGATAATGATTGTCGTTGCGTATCCGCTCCCAGGTTTCCACACCCTTATCATTGACCTGCTTTTCCTCCGCCGTTATCTGCCGGGCATAATCAAGCTGGGTTTCTTTGTGCAGATACGCCCCGCCCTGGTCTTCTGCAATGGCTTTAAACATCCGCTCATAAAACATGTCCTTGAGTTTGTCCGTGTCCAGGATCGCCAGCCGCATGCCCATGCGCAAAGGTTTGCCGGACGGGGTTTTATTTAAGATCGATCCCATTTTCATTTTTGTAGGAAGGGGATTTGAAGACCCTTTGCAGCCCCACACCCGGCAGGTCCTGCTGAAACCCGCATAATCCTGCAGCCACAGATAAGCTTCCTCTGTAGAGGAAATATCCTTATTATACTTACCGCCGCCGGTATCCAGCCCGGCCCGCCAGATCCGCATCTGCCTGTCCGAATTTTCAACCGGATACACCGTCTCAAACAGCAAATTTTCCAGTTCCTGCCAGGTGCCAAGCTGATTGTAATCAATCAGCCAGCTCGTATAATCCTTTGCCCAGGCCCGGACCACATAGGGAAACCCGGTCTTTTGCAGGTCAATACCCGCCGTGAGCGCAACGGCACTTTCCGGCACCACCTGGGGCGGCAATTTGGTCTTACATCTCAACACCTCTTCATCTTCCTGTTTGGCCAGAACCTCGTATTCCTGCCATGGCTCAGCGGCAAAATTATTCTTAAAATCCTTCATTTTATTTTTGCTCGTAAGCCCCCGCAAAAAAGCGCTGGCACTTTCCGACAGGCTGACAAAAAAGGAGATCCAAGCCGGAACATGAAAACCGATCTTCTTTGGCTTATAGGTTTCCAGATATTTTTTGACGGTAAGCTGATGTTTTCCACGGGATCTCCAATGGCCGTTCCTTACAGCCCTGTCCCGTTTATCATCATCCCATTTATCGCCGCAAATTTCACACTCATACCAGGCCATTTTTTCAGACTCGACCAATTCAGGATCAGCACTGCCGCCCCCCTCCCATTTGATCTGCGGGAAAAACATGGCCTGAAACGCCCCGCATTCCGGGCACTCCACAAAATAATCAAAAATAACCTGGGCCTCTTTGTTCAATGCAATGGTAATGGGGCCTTTCTCCGTCGTGGGAGTGGAAAGCTTCCAGATTTTGGCCTTTCTTCTCCGCCTGTACGTGGTGGTCCGCTTTTCCCCCAGTGAAATGGGATCCGCTTCCGATTTTGATGCAACCGCCGGGTACTTGTCCGTTTCATCAAACACCACATAGCATTTGGGATCACTGGCCAATGAAGCCGGGGAATGCGCCCAGGCAATGCTGATACTCAAATGCTTGAGCTGAAGTTCAAGGTTGTTTTCATCATTGTCACGCCCGGTCAAATATCGTTTCAGGTAAGGGCTTGACTTGAACATGGGCAGGATTCTCTTTTTCAACTGCCGTTTGCCCGCGTCCCGGTTCGGGTAAACATACATTACCTGGCCCGGCTTTCTGTCCACAAAATAGGATATGCAATTGTGAACCGATTCGGAGCCGCCGGACTGAACACATTTGCAGATGATGACCGTCAGGACCGACGGAAAATCCGATGCATCCATAATGTCCACGAGCCAGGGCGTGACGATATTCTGCCACGGCCCTTGAATATCACCTTCGGTAACAACCCGGTACCTTTCGGCGTGCGCACTTGGAAGGATGGGTTTTTTCTTTCTTAAAACCCTTTTGGCCGCTTTTGGAAACCGGAACTTCACACGCTTGATTTTAAGTGCCTTCAAGATATCCACATGCGTTTCCGGCATCCATTTAGGTTTTTTCACACGAAGAACCTGCATCATATATCCTCATATTCAAGAGAAAAAGTATCGGCAATGGCAATCTTGTTCATCATTTCATCAACAAGCTGTTCCATAAAATCCTTTGCATCATTCATTTTTTTAATATCCCCGCCCATAATCCGGCAGATATCGGTCATATTCATATCTATCAACTGCCGGAAATGGATATCCATAACGGTAAGAGTTGAAATGATCTTCAAATCAACCTCTTTCTTTAAAACATATTTTTCCTGATCCTTTTCCCGCTCATACCGCAGCTTTTTTATTTGCTCCTCAAGCTTTTCAACCTCCTTTTTCCCTTTAATGGATTGAATATCGCTAAGATCCTCAATATTCCCTTCAATCCGTTTCAACCCGGTCGCATAAACCCTGACTTCGGACTCCAGCACGGAACCGTCAGGGCTTACCCGGATGGTTCCTTTTTCACAGTCCCGGTAAAACTTGGCCCTGGAGACCTGAAACCCGGCCTCCTTGAGGTGCAATAAAACCGCCCGCCTGTTAGGGAAAGACGGCAGGACAGATGTATCCTCCGGTTTATTTTTATTTTTGCTCACGTTTTTTATTATCCTCCTGAGAACTTCCCAAAAACCTTTGAATCCAGGCACCCCGCCCCCCTTTTCGAAAACACCGCCCATACACCCTCAAGCTCAAATCCCGTGCCAGGGAGAAGGTTTCCCCGGTTTCCATCGTTATTTTTCTGTTCACCGCAGTTTCACCACAATTTTCCGTCAAACGATTGACTCTTTCACCCGGTACCAGGCGGCAAAACAAAAAGTTTCCCATTTCTCTCTCATTTCCAAAAATCAATAGGCGAACCAACCGCGCTGACACGACCCCTATGAATGAAGCGCCTGGAAGGACCCGCGCGAAGATGATCAGGAAAGTTATCATAACCAGACACCTCTGTATTCCGGCAGGGTTAATGCGCCGATAAAGATCAAGTGGTCAAGATCCTTTCTGGCTTGGTCCATCAGGTGGGCGGCATGAAGCGCCAGATCCCAGCGGGCCGGATCCTGTTCCGAATCCTTCAGGCCCGGATTAAAATTCAGGAACGGCTTGCCCTCCCTGGTCTGTTGGAGGAAAAAGCCCTGGTCGTTATATTCTTTCAGGAAGGCGGACAGCATGACAACCGGTTCACTGTCCTGCCACCGCTCAAGGATCGGATGGTGTTCCGTTTGATCGTGGTGCTTATCCTGCCTGTTTAACGGGCGCAAAATTGAGCCGGTTTCCTTCGGATGGCGGTCCGGTTCTTCCTGTTCCTGGTGGTTGACGACAGGATCAGCCTCACAGCGCCCGTATTTTTCAGTCAGTTTTTCGAAAGCGTTTTGAGTCATTTTTAAACTCCTCAGTTAATGGTCAAGGCGGTCAATACTGGTCAAAGTGTCCGGTCAAGGCGGAAACCGTTGGTATTATTGGCTTGGTCAACATGGTCAATGTTTTTTTTTATAAAAACCAAATATAAAAACAAAAAGAAGAAAACATGCGCGCGCATGCGTAATGGGTCAAGCGTCACCTTGACCGCCTTGACCACCTTGACCGCTTTTTTATAACTGGTTGATTTCATATCAAATACCGACACGGCCATTTTCCCGTTCGCCTTGACCATACGTTGACCGAATCTTGACCGGATCAGGGCCTTAATCGGTCGGTGGCCGAAAAAGGGGCGCGGGGGTGCGAACATCATGCGAGATCTCCAATGACAATCCTGATTCCTTTTACAAATGGAATTCGATGAGGATTGTTTTTTCGTGGCCTGAATGTCCGCAGCGTTGCAAAGGCGGCATAAAGCTCCCGGAAAAAGTTTTCCCTGGAATACGCCCTGTAACCGTTTTCACGGCAATACTTTTCATAACCCTTGAACAGGTCCTTTTTACTTGCCTGCCCGGCTTCATCCAGCGTGCATGTGTCCTGGGCAAAACAAAGCACAGGATTATTCAGCCGCTTATAATCCATCATGAGGTTGGTTGTTTCCTCGCAGCTGGTGAACTGTCTGTTTTTTAACAACCGCTTCAGACCTGCAAGAGACCAGAGGAATATTTCCGACAGCTCGCTGAGCAGCTTTTCTTCCAGGAACGGATCCGTGTCAGGATCTCCCTCCATGAACTGCCTTTTAAATTGAATGGGGAGCAGCCTGCGGTATAAGCCGTCGGACGTATCTTTTACCCTGGGCATCTTATTGCCCGAAAATATCAACTTGCAATAAGGTTCAAACTCAAATGTATTTTTATGTTTAAATGCAGCATGAATACGGTCGCCTGAAGACACGGCCTTGAAATATGTGGATTCGATTATCTTACCACCGACCTCACCGCAGACATTCACCGCCTTTTGATACAGTGTGGACCGCAAAAACTGGTCCTCCATTTCGTTAAAATTGACGGCTGCGCAGTTTTTCGCTCCTATCATCTCGATTAACACCTTGATAAACTTTGATTTACCGTCCGACCCATCCCCCAGGAGAAGCAGGCACTTTGCAAAAGGTGTCTTTTTAAGGAAACAATATCCAAAAAACTCCTGCACCTGGTCAATCACCGCCGGTGTCTGGACCGTCTCCTTAAGAAACTGGATCCACCTTTCGCACCTGTCATTTGATTCCGGGTTAAAAGATACATTAAGCTGATACGATGCGTAATACTTAGGATCATGGGGTTTTAAAACCAATGTTTCAATATTGAGCATGCCGTTCTTGATACACACCCATTCAAGCTTGTCATTCAATGAACGGCCATGGGGAATGGTGGACAATGATTTTACCTGAAACACCGCATCCTGCACCCATGCCTGCTTGGATTCCTTGCCAAGCATCCTGAGCGCGACCGCTCTTAAATGGTCTTCATGGAATTCTTCCCAGTATTCATTGTTCCACTTGTGCAGCAAACCGGTGTCCGGGCAATACAACAGCGTGAATTTTTCACGTATCTTTTCAGCCAGCAGCCGCGGCTTAAATGACAGCCGGTCGTTAACGCCGCGCTCAAAAAATTCCAGGGCCTGGGGATCGATTTCATCTTCCGGCGGCTCAAACCGCTTGGCATCATCCATCAGCCGTTGCAGATCCGCTGCCGTCTTCTTGTGCTTCTGGAAAAAATCGGTCAGATCCTGGCCATGATCTTCCGGCCACAGACCATCCTCACGCTTTCCCATAATGTCCGGCCACTCCAGAAGCTTTACCGTCTTTGCAACCTTATAGATTTCAAAGCCCGCATATTCCTTTGCATACATCTGGCCCGGCTGATCCGCGTCAAAGGCAATGACAACATCCCGGTCCTCAAACTTTTTTAAATGATCTTTGGTCCATTTTTTAGGCTTGGTTGTTTGTGTGATGGCGTTAAACCCGTTGCTGATCGCACAAACAGTATCAGATTCCCCCTCACACAACAGAACGGTGCCGTTTTCCCGGGGGGACGGGGGAAACAGCCGGGAACTGCCATAAGCCTTCCCCCAGGAAATGATTTTGTTTTTCTTGGCTCCGGGTTTGTACAGCCGGATATTCCTGACATGGCCGTCATCATCAAAAACCGGAATGGCAATCCTTTCCGGTTTTCTGAGCTTCTTTATTTCCCCGGTATCTTTCGCCTGATAATGGGTTTGCTGCCGGATGCCGAGCCAGTCCATTGCAGCAGGATTCCACCCCCTTGTTTTCTGAAGCTTTTCAACCCAGCTTTCCGGCAATTCTCCGAGCAGGTGATATGCATCATCCAGGGGAGGGGTTTCTTTTGATTTTTCTTTCTTCTTTACATCAGAAGAATAAAAGCTGTCTGTAATATTATATTCCCGGCAAAAAGCCTTAAACCCTTCTTTGCCGGCACCATGTCCTTTTACCTTACTCCAAAGCGTGATGATATCCCCGCCAAACCCGCAGGAAAAACAATGACACACATCTTTTACAGGATTGTACGAAAAGGAAGGGATCTTGTCATCATGGACGGGGCAAAGACCGATCAGCTCACCGCCCTTTCTGGATTTTACGGTAAAAAGGCTTTCTGCAATATTCTCAAGTTCAGCTGTCGATAAGTGTTCTGCTGCTTTGCCCATTTCAAATTCCTTACTATCTTAGCTGACGAACCTTATTCTGATCATATTTGGGAAGTAAAACGCCCAGGTAACAGCCGCCGTTTTTTCCTGTTTTCACTTTCAAGCCGCATGAACAGGACTGATCACCATTACCGCCTCGGTCACACTCTGAGCAAGCCACCATGGGACGGCCACGATTGTCTTTGTAGGAATGTTTTGGACTCATAAGATATCTCCTGTTTTGATCATATGATTGATGCCGGTTGATACAGCATCATTGATTATTGATTGAAAGCCGGATTCGCACAGGCCAGCTCCGGCAGGCATTTTTATAAGGAAAGTCATACAGTGGAAAAAGGCCCGTTATTAGCGCCACGGAGCCGGGCGCAAAAAAAGACATCAGACATAAAACACACGCCCCGGGAACACGCTTGGATTCAAAAGGCCCTGGTGAAAGCTCAACATGGCATCTTCTACATCTTGGCGGAATTTCATGTCCGTGGCCTCCCTTATCCCGTCCGGGTGGCAGTGCTGATTGTTGGCAATTTTATTGAAATAGATTTCGTGATAATACGGCATATGACGCTCGGCATAGGCCAGCATGCCCTGTGCCAGATCATGGAACCCGGCCACCCAGGTATAGGCTATGACATCAATGATGGTTCTATCCGTGATAACGATATCAAACCGCTCCAGGGCGGTCAGTTCCTGTTTGATCTGATTGCCGAACAACCATTGCTGCGCCACTTCGGTTGTTTCCTTATTAATAGGATATGGGCAGAAGGCCTCCTGGTCGCACAGAACATGAACCGATTTTTTCGGCTGCAGGTATTTCAAATCTACGGCCATGCGGTAAGCTGCCGTGGATTTGCCGGTGCCGTGTGTGCCTGAAAATGAAATGATCCTGGACATTCAATAATACTCCTTTTTTCCGGTTAAAGGGTTCATGATGGAACGCTTGCCTTTTTCAGGCTTTTTGGTTTTCTGTACGGGAAGCGTGGCCTTAAGCTCCGCAATCCTGCGTTTTGTTTCCTTGACTAACTCTTCCATTGAATCAATGGCCTTTATTATTGCCAGATGCTCCGGTTTCAGTTTTGTCAGGGACATGATTACCTTCCCGTACCTGTCGCGGATTTACCGTCAGGGACGAATTCAGTTAAAACCGCCTTGTATTTTGCTTTCAGATCAGCCAGGGCGCTCATGGCCTCATCACACTCCTTGATGCCGGTCAAAGCCTCAGACCGACTGACCTTGTTGTCTTCAAGGGCCTGAAGCGTGGCCCGGAAAGCTTCGCCCGATTCCTTGTCGGCATTGGACAAGAGTTTTAAAAAGCCCTTGTTTTTATCCTGATTTTTCGGAATGGTGAAAATGCCCCGGTCCATGGAATTCAGCATCATGGAAACGGGTTTGAAATTGCCCGTGATACAGCAGATCTTAAAAATGGTTTTGAACCCCAGTTTGTATCTTGGCTGGCCGTCAGGGTTTTCCGGGTCCGGGGGATTGACCTCCAGGTTGTAATTGGGATCAAGCTGCTTATATAAAGAATTGACCGAAATCCCCAGGTAGTCGGCTAATTCCTTGGAACCGTAATCATGGGCGATTTTCTGCAACTCAAGTAACGCCCCTCTCCAGTCAACATGCACCATAACAATCAATCCCCAATTCCGTTATTGACAATTTGATCCTGTTTTGCTTGATAAGAATTGATACCGTAAAACAATAAAATAAAAGGAACATCATTATGGGAAAAAGAAAACCCGAACTCACCCTTGAACAGCATGATCAGCTTGGCCTTAAACTCCAAAAAGTCAGGGATCAGCTGGTGCACATTGACGCTGAAATAACAAATAACTTTACTAAAAAAAGCAAGATGCCTGAACTTTCCACGAAGGCATTCAAGGCCGTTGAAAAGCTCAGGTCCGAGTTTGATGAAATTATGTGTACAAAATATAAACATGATAAGACAATTAATCCTGAGCAATTAGCTTATGGAAGGGGCAACGAGGACGTTTCCTGAGATTTTCAGCAGGAACCCCCATTTCTTTTAATTCGGCAATGGCCTCTTCTGCGGGATCAAACTCATCTTCGCATAAAAGGCCATTTGCACTTTTATACTCTTCCATGTAGCGCTTGAAATGATCATCTTTCTGAGCATACGATTGAATATTTTCTTCAAGCCTGATTTTTACCCTTTTCAAGGTTATGTCCATAATCGCCTGGGGTGTTTCCATATTGGTAAAAAGAAACTCTTTTCTTTCCGTATGGTATAAGGCATATAGACCGTTTGGCTGTTTTAGTATTCGATAATTAATAAAATCTTCCATTGGAAACCCTCCTTAAAGTTATGGTTCATAACAAACACCCGCCGTGCCTGTTATTTTTATTTGAAAACAATGTGGCTATTCTGCAATCAATTAAGTTCATGCAACCAACATTTTTGGACTTTCTGTTTGCTTTTTACCCGTTTTCGGATTATCTTCTGACTTAGAATGTGTGTCTGACAAACATAATTCAGGAAACCGGAGCTGTATGATTTTTAAAACAACATCACCGGGCGGAGTTGTTTTGCCGGATTCATAAAAGGAAATATTGTAACGTTTTTTATTAATTAATGGGGAAAGCTGATCTTGAGTTAAGCCAAGTGCTTTTCTTGAAACTTTAATAAAGGTTGCTGTATCCAT